GGTTGGAACTGTGAGTTGTATGATATACCATACATTGTTGGACGTATTGAAAGATTAATGGGAGAGAAAGTTGTCCGTAAACTTTCACCTTGGGGATATGTTCGTAAGAAAGATTTAGTTCTACATGGACGTAAACAAATATCCTGTGAGATGGCAGGTATATCAATCATCGATTATCTTGATCTATATCGTAAGTTTACTTACAAAGCACAGGAATCTTACAGGTTAGATCACATTGCTTTTGTTGAACTCGGTCAAAAGAAATTAGATCACTCTGAGTTTGAAACATTCAAAGACTTTTATACAGGAAACTGGCAGAAGTTTATTGAATATAATATCAAGGACGTTGAACTTGTAGATCAACTTGAAGACAAAATGAGATTGATCGAACTTTGTCTAACAATGGCATATGATGCAAAGGTAAATTATACAGATGTATTCTTTCAAGTAAGAACTTGGGATTCTATAATCTATAACTACTTAAAGAGGAAACACATTGTCATCCCTCCAAAGGTAAAAACAGATAAAGATACACAGTATGCAGGTGCATATGTAAAGGAACCAATCCCAGGAAAATATGATTGGGTAGTTTCTTTCGACCTCAATAGTCTGTATCCGCATCTTATCATGCAGTATAATATCTCCCCAGAAACTCTTGTTGACACTCGACACCCAACAGTAACAGTTGACCGATTACTTGAAGAAAATGAAGTAATTGATGGAGATTACGCAGTCTGTGCAAATGGTGCACAGTATCGAAAAGATGTTCGAGGATTTTTACCAGAACTCATGGAGAAGATGTACAATGAACGTGTCATCTTCAAGAAAAAAATGCTCATTGCTAAACAGGAATATGAAAAGAAAAAAACAAAAACGTTGGAAAAAGAAATTGCCCGTTGCAACAATATCCAGATGGCGAAGAAGATATCTCTTAATTCTGCTTATGGTGCTATCGGCAATCAGTACTTTAGGTATTTTAAATTAGCAAATGCTGAAGCGATTACTCTATCAGGTCAGGTATCAATCAGATGGATAGAGAATCGAATGAATAAAAGATTGAATAAAATTTTAAAAACAGAGGAGATTGATTATGTTATTGCTTCAGATACTGATTCCATTTATCTTAATTTGGGTCCTTTTGTTGACGCTGTATACGAAGGCAGAGAGAAGACTACTGAAAGCGTTGTTGCGTTCCTTGATAAGGTCTGTGAGGTGGAATTTGAAAAATATATTTCGAGTTCTTACCAAGCGTTGGCCGATTACGTAAATGCATATGATCAGAAGATGTTCATGAAACGTGAGAACATTGCTGATCGTGGTATCTGGACTGCAAAGAAAAGATATATTTTAAACGTATGGGATAGCGAAGGTGTTCGATATAACGATGCAAAACTTAAGATCATGGGTATAGAGGCGGTTAAATCGTCTACACCTGCACCTTGTAGGGATATGATTAAAGATGGACTTAAAGTGATGATGAGTGGCACAGAGGATGAGATGATCGATTATATTGATAGTTGTAGAACTAAATTTAAGTCTCTATCACCAGAGGAAATATCCTTTCCAAGAACTGCTTCTAATGTCACCAAGTATAAAGGTACGCATGACATCTATGAGAAAGGAACACCTATGCATGTTCGTGGAGCGTTACTATACAATCATTATATCAAACAGAAAGGATTAGATAAAAAATACGCATACATACAAAATGGAGAGAAGATAAAGTTCTGTTATCTTAAAGATCCGAATCCGATTCGGGAAAATGTGATATCTTTTATCCAAGACTTCCCAAAGGAATTGAATTTAGAAAAGTATATTGACTATGAAGCACAGTTTGATAAAGCATTTTTAAGTCCAGTTAAAGCAGTTTTAGGTGCAATAAATTGGGAGGTAGAAAGAAGAGTTAGTTTGGAAAGTTTCTTCACATGAAATACGTAGTCCTCTATTCTGATTATTCTTCAACTCTTTTGTGTGGACCAATCGCAAAGAGAAAAGAGTTTGAAAATAAACATATTGCACAATGGTTTGCAAAAAGAATGAAAATGTGCTATGATTGGGTTGTATGTATAGAATCTAAAAATTTAGAGGTTACTTAATGGATTTACCAATTGATGACAAAGAACTAAACACACTCGTAATGATTATTGAAAAGGTCAAGGGTGATGGTCTCGGTAAAAGAGATGTAGATGCAGAAAAACTTTATAGTAAATTGAAATTAGTAAAAGAAGTTAGAGATGAGAATCCTGATGGTCCTTACAAAAGAATACTTCGTGAAAAACATGGGATGGTGATTTAATGGATTTTTTGAAAG